ACCTGTCAGTGACCATATCAATCTAAACTCAACAAATATAAGATTACCAACCTTTGTATAAGTACCTGTTTGTGTAGTGTTTGTAGCATTACCATCATCAGTAGCGTTTTGATATTTTATTTCAGGCGTCCAAGTCCCCTCCTCATAGTCATCCAGCGTATTAGCCGCCGCATAAGTTCCCGCAGAAGTACCAAGGGTCACACCCGCAGGGATAATAGCATGACCGCTGCTGTCGATGCGCATGGCTTCTGAGCCAGATGTGCTAAAGCGCATCCCAGAGCCAGCAATGTTGGCACTGACATAAAGGTCGCTTGTTCCACCAGACAAATTACCGAGTTGCCACAGAGAAGTGGACGCACTGTCAATTACATTTATAAATGGGGTTGCAGCAATGCCTGCGCTATTGCTATCTTGCAGTGTGATTACGGGAGATGCTGCACTAACGTGCAGGGCGTGCGTAGGCGAAGTCCCAATGCCTACCCGCCCCGATGAGTCGATGCGCATGGCTTCTGTAAACGTCCCAACACTATTTGTAGTGTTGAAAGCTAAATAACCATCAGCATCTGAAGCATTTTCTACGCCGCCATTTATAGAGCCACCAGATATTATTGTTGCTGATGAAGTTGGCTTTCCGCCGAGCATAAGGTGAGATTCATTACCCGCAGCGCCAGTTGAAGTGTCCCAAAGAAACAGTCTAGGCTCGCCATCATAATTAATCATGTGGCGTCCAGCAGCCTCGCCTATGTTCGATGTAGGCCACTCAGTCCCGCCAAGGGTCAGGGTTTCAAGGCTCGCATCCCAGAAGAACTTTGGCGTGGTGCCAGTGTCCTCGTAAAAGCTGATGTCGCCGCCGTTTGCTATTCTAATTGCATCAGTGCTGTTAGCTTGGAAGCGAATATCGTGTGCAGTTGAGGTGCCTAAGACTGCTGTAGAATTACCACTTTGCAAAAATGTAGTAAGAGTATTTGTGGTGTCTGTTAAAGTTATTGTAGGGGTACTTGCATCAGATAAGGTAATATCATCAGCGGTCAAAGTACCCGTGATGTCTACGCCTGTGCTGGTGGTGGCGAGTTTGGCTGACCCGTAATGATATAGTAACGCTTCACCTGTAGTTCCATTCGCTCTAAAATAGTCAGCAACACCCCCAGAACCATTATCTGATTTGATAATGACTTGCTTATCATCACTATCGTTTTGAATAATTAGGCTGTTTGTTACGTTTTGGATGTAGCTATTTGCCCCATCGTGGTAAATCTGTAGGTCAGACCCTGATCCGAAGATGGCTTTACCATTATCTGCAAAGGTAGCGTTGCCTGTTACGCTGATGCCTGTGCTGGTGGTGGCGAGTTTTGCGCTATCTGCATACGACAGTGTTCCGGCAGCGGTCTTACCGCCAATCGCGTTGATGATCGTGACGAGGTTATCGAGATCCGTGTTGATCTTCGTTCCCCACGTATCCTCTGACGCGCCTACCTCTGGCTTCGTTAAACCATATGCCGTTGTTGTCGTATCTGCCATGTCATTCTCCTATGCCGCATCGGCCCAAGTTTCGCTTGAAGCTGATGCCGGTGTCCAATCCGTCGATGTGGGGGATACAGCCGCCCAGCTTTCTGGCGTGCTGCCCGCATCTTGCCACGTTTTGCTGTTTTCCGCAACAGGCGTCCACGTCTCAGGCGTGTCAGGCTCAGGCTCCCACTTTTTGCGACCATTTGCGACCACAGACGTTGCGCAGGCGATAACCGACGCAGCATTCTGCACGCGGTTGCATGTGGCGCTGACAGTTGCTACGCACGTCGCGGTGGCGCTGTCCTCGAATATCGCAACGGCGCTTGCCGTTGTGGACGCCTGCACAGCAATCGCAGCAGCGCCATCACGAACCCTCTCAGCAGACGCAGCAACAGATGCCGCAGCGGATATGGAAGCGGATGCACTTTGCACGCGCTCAGCGGCAGCCGTAACGCTGGCAGACGCCGCAATCGTGGCAGACGCCTCCCTTACGCGCGTGGCGGTCGCGGCAACAGATGCGGCGGCGGCAATGGTGGCGCTGCCCTCTCGAACGCGATCAGCAGCAGACGCGGTGGTCGTAACCGTCTCGATGATCGACGCCGCGCCGCGAACGCGTACAGACGCAGCAGCGGTGGCAGACGTGACGGCAACAATGGAGGCGGCGCCAATAATAGCGCCGTCCAAGCCGTAGTTGTAGCTGCCGTAGGTGCTTCGCCCGTAGCCGCTGCGATACGTCATTAGTCTAGCGTGATGTCGAGATCGCCCGCAGGAATGCGGAACACGTCGCCGGTGTCGATCGTCTTGCTGGCAGTCAGGTTGGCGTAGGCCAGCAGATTGCCGCCAGATGACGCGTCAAAGATGCCGACGGCAACAACGGTGCCATATCCTGCCGTGGCGACGGGCCACTCTTCAGCGGCGCTATTTGTGGCCGTGTTGCCTGACACGGTAAACGCAGTCTCCTGACGCGCGTAGCCCCCGCCGGATACCTCTGTGCCGCCGCCAGTATCGTCAGGCGCAACGGTGTAAAGCGCGGTGTGCCATTCTGTCGGGCGTGTCGCGCTGTTGGTGGTAAACGACCATGTAAGAACGGTTGTCTCGAAAGTGTTGGTGAAGCTCATCTCAATACGCCTTTATCTTCATGCGGCGACCAGATCCGCCGAATTTCGCTTTATCATTGTCTGCGTTTATACCACCAATCGCGTTGCCATACAAAGATGACCACACTTGCAGGCGCGCATCGTCTTTCAGATACGGCGCAGAATGCGATAAAGCGCCATACAAATACGCGTCGGGGAAGTATTCCAGCAACCAGTTAGACGTGTTGCTGTCGGACAGCGCGTCGATCTTGGCGTAGTAATACAGCTCCGTCGAATATGTGCCATCGGGAACGGGAAACACCTCGATCTCGCCCGCCGTGATCGCGTAGTAGCGTGGCTCGTAGGTGGCGTTGGCCGTGCGGCGCTTGCGCTCCAGCAGCTGAAACTGGCTCATAAGCTCAAGCGGCTGCGTGTTGCCCGAAGTGATATACATCCGTATGACCTCGTAGAAGTCAGACGGCACGGCGCTGTATTGCGTATCAATGTTGGCGTTGGCTCGCTTCTCCTGACGCCAGTGGCGTATCTGGCGGTTCATGTCTGCCTCGGCCAGCGAAATAAACGTCGGGATGACGCTCGTCAGGTCATCGCGGTCAAGGAAGTCTGCGATGCTGGATTGCAGCTCTGCGTATGTTGTAATTGCCATCTAACAATCCCATGCTCTGCGCGACCAATAGTTCGCGCTTAATTTACTAGACTTACCTTTAATGCCGCCCGACCTTGCACAGTATGATGCCTTGCGCTTAGGCTGATCCTTCTTGATGGACATATTTGGGTCGCCAAAGTTTATTTTCTTTACCGTGTCACCCTCAACAGCCAGCACCTCAAACTTCTTTGGACCACCGCGTCTAGGCTTATTGACCGCAGTAAACCCGTGGCGCTTCTTGGCTGCTGCTATTTTCTCTGACTTGGTGCGGGGCATTACATACCACGCCCTTGAGACTTAATTTTATTTAGAGTCTGGATAAACTGTTGCCCTGACATTCTATCAACGGCGGTTTGACCAAGCTGAGAAACCATTATCCTAAACGCGTCATCGTCTGTCATCGGGGTCGGCATGCCAGCTTGTGGGCTTGGCCCCTGCAATGCTGCGCGTGCTGCTTGCGGCATACCAGACGCAGGCATTTCTGGTCTAGCCATATTTTGCGCAGCAGCAGCAGGCATACCACCGCCAACGGGGATATTACCAAAGGTCATGCTCGGCGCAGCAGGCATACCACCACCAACAGGCGTGCTGCCGAACGGCATGCTTTGCGAAGGCCGCGTTTGCGGTCTAACCTGTGTGCGGCCAGCGCCACCGCCGCGCGTCACTGTTGGACGTGGGGCAGCTTTTGGCGCGATGCTTTCATCCGGCGCAAGTAAGCCACGCATTTGACGCAATTTGCGCATACGCTCTTCATCCTCTGACCCGTATGGCGTTGCAAGAGCATTCGCCAGCACAGAAAATATACCGCCACCCTCAAACTCTTTGCCAAACTTACCAGCGCCACCGCCGTCGATCATATCAATGAAGTCTAAAAATTTATCTGCCATGCTATTTCTTCTTTGCTGTCTTAGCTGATTTCTTAAACGCCTTCGCGGTGGGCGCGCCCTTGCTGCCTACCTTGCGCATCTTCTCGCCAGACCCAGCAGCGATGCGCTTACGCTTCGCGTGGATGTTGGCGTACAAACCCTTCTTCGGCATCCTATGCTCCTTCGCCCCACTGGACGCATTTGTAATCGGTTGCGCGGTATGCAGGAAACATCTGCCGCGCGTATTCCAAGCCGCTCGGTATGGACTGTATGCACTGGCTCTCGCTCTGCATCACGGGGCTGCCAAACGAAAAGCAGTTACCCTCGACGCTGCAAAGCAGGAGCAGCGCCGTCCACATTACTTATATGCGCCCTTGCGCTTCTTCGCCATACACGTTCCAGCGCGCTTACATGCGGCGGGTGTCGGGCAGCCCTTACACGGCTTAAACTTCGGTGCTTTCATCAAAACAATCTCCATAAATTACGCGCAGCGTAACATATTGAGCAAGATTAGGCTATACCGCGCAGGTTCCTGCGTATCGCGCCACGCCAAGACATCATCGGGCCTGACAATGCCGTCGCTGCATCAGACGCCATAGTCAGGCAAACAGCATCAGCTAAATCCGGCGAACGCAAGCCACGCTTGCGCATGCTATCCTTGCTCTCGGCTTGCATCTTGCCAGACGAGGTAAAGCTATACCGTATGGCCGTCAAATCAGCCCGCAAGTCATCATCTTCCGGCAGCTTGCACGAACGATCCTCTAGCCACGCCTTTGTCTTAAACCACAATTCAGTACGCAAATTATTATACGTCTCGCCCATGCTAGGAGCCTCGGCAACATTCACACCACGCACAGGCGCGCCTAGCTCACGCAACCTATCAACCACACCAGCGCCAACGCCAATGCTATCTACAAGTATCTCATCAGGCTGCTGGCTGGGCGGCAACGCCTCATACTCAGCCATCACCCTACCCACGGTCTGCATCAGATCCAAACCCTGCCACGACTTAACTTCCGTTATAACGTTAGACTCGCGCTTGCAAAACGCCGTCCTGTCGCTGCCAAATCTTGCCGGATCTATGGCCCACACAGTCTTTGCATTCGGCGCAAGCTCAATATCACGCTTCATGGCGCTCTCAACCAAATGATACGGCACAATCGTATCATCGTCGGCAAGAGGAAAATCACCCATGACGCGGATAAGAAACGCGTTAGATTGCTCGCCATATCTCACGCGCATTTCGTCAACAAACTCTTCCGACACAAGCGGGCTATCTACGCATGACCACCGACGCGTCCACCAGCTAGATGCCATCTTCGTCTGGCTTTCGTAAAACGTTCCGCTGGATCTGGTCGGGTTAGACAAAAGTATCGTGGTCGCGTTGTGGCCCGACATTGATCCAGCAGCAGCCTCAA